CACTTGATAACGGACTTTCTGAAGGATAAAAATATCCTTTAGAAGGCAAATCTATTACCTCAGTCGGAAATTGGCGTGTCTCTTCTGCCATGTTATTCTCCTTGTTGAATAATTTTCAAAACCTATAATTATAACCTTTTTTTAAAACAAATTATTTTCTACCAAATTTTTCTGCTGCTGTAACTCCAAGTCCAACAACTGAGATATACATAAAACATTCTAATATTTTATCTTTTACCTCAAATGTAGTAAAGGAATCAGCTCCCCAACTACAAATCAACATAAAAAATGCCATAAAACCGACAAATCTTTTGCTGGAAATCTTTGCATCACTTGAAAGCATTTCTCTGAAAAAGTTCATATTAACTCCTTAGAATTGTAGGATTGCGTAATCGTATCTTAATGTAAGTGTAATATCTGCTGGATCAGTAGTATTTGACCAATCCAAATCATTAAAGTTAGCGTTTACAATCCAAGTTCCTTTTAATGTCCACTCCTCAACTTTGTCACCAACAGGTCCTAAAACATTGATAGTTACATCTTTCTTATAAAAATCTGTGTAACCATCTCTACCTGTTACTGATTCATGTCCCAATCTAACCCATTCCATAACAGCTTGTGCTCCACTTGGAACAACTGGGTCATAAAGTGTTATTTCTAATTCTTCCCATGCACCTTTACCCTTGACATATCTTTTTACATTGATGTGGTCTAATTCAATTGTTTCAAAGGCTATTGATGGTCTGTTAGCAGTTTTTATGAGATAAGCTGGTATACCCTCAATATACATGATGTACCGATTTTTTGTTTTCGGTTCAAACGGTGTGAACATTATTTCAGAAGGATCTAATAAATCTGGCATCTTTAATCTCCAATAAGTTTTTTCTTCAACTATAAATATCAAGTTTATGAAAAATCGTCATATACATTTTTCATAGTTTTATAGAAGTTTTATATCATCTTCATATATAAATATAAAAGGCAACAAAAAACCCCTCAAAAAGAGGGGCTTTTCGTTTGTTAATCTATTGATTAAACTTATTCAGGAAATGCTGCTCCTGTAGGTTGAACAACGAAGTCCAATACAATAAATTCAGCAGTCCGTGTTGGTTGAATAAATATCTGACCAACAAGTTGATTTCTATCAACCACTTCTGGAGTATTATTGGTATCATCCATTACTACTCTAAATGCGGATAGACCACTATTTGCTTGTACTGATTCTAAGAACGGATTCACTATGTTAAGGAATCTATTCCTTGTTCCAGCTGTATTTTGTTCGAATACTAAATACCTACTTGATGATGCGATGAATTTCTTCAATCTAATCAACAACCTACGAACATTAACTCTGTCGAGTGCTGATGGACGACCTTGTAAGGTCTTTTGTCCCCAAACACATACACCTTGACC